AGGGGTTACAAAAACCTATACTACACTCCAAAAGACATGGGACTTGACACAGAGCGATATCTTGCACGAGCAACAGACCTGCAATTGACAAAAGACCAAGTAGCAGGATTTACAATGTCACACAAAGTAAGACCGCTACTTATTAGCAAAATGGAGTTGTTTATCCGCGAAAAAGGTTGTATAATAAGAAGTCGTAGGTTGCTTGATGAGCTAGCTGTTTTTATCTGGAAACATGCAAGAGCGGAAGCTCAAACAGGATACAACGATGATTTAGTGATGAGTTGGTGTATGGGATTGTGGGTAAGAGACACAGCTCTAAGGCTAAGACAGCAAGGAATTGAATTGACAAAAACAACACTAAACCACATGCGATCTACGGGAGTTTATAAACCCGATCACAGCAAGCAAGATGCTTGGAGGATGAACATCAACGGTCAACAAGAAGACATTTCTTGGTTAATTTGACCTATTTATTAAAAACACATTTACATGGCTGAAGACATAAAACCTAATCTATTTCAACGACTACAACGACTGTTTAGCACTGATGTTATTATTCGTAATATTGGTGGAAACCAACTTAAAGTAATTGACACAGATAATATACAATCAGTAGGCAATTTACAAAACAATAGTCGTGTTGATAGATTTAGTAGACTATATGGAACTGGCATATCTAATGCATACAACAATGGTCAATTATTACAATCTACTAGAATGGAGGTTTTTCGTGACTACGAAGCAATGGACTCCGATAGTATTATATCGTCAGCATTAGACATTTACGCAGATGAATGCACAGCAAAAGACGAGTTTGATGATACTTTGACTATTGTAACTTCAAATGAAAAAATACATAAAGTACTACATAATTTATTTTATGATATTTTAAATATTGAATTTAATTTATGGCCTTGGATAAGAAGCACATTAAAATACGGTGACTTTTTCCTACACCTCAATATCACTGAAAAGTTTGGTGTAACAAATGCAGAGCCAATCTCAGTATATGAAATAATCCGAGAAGAAGGAGCAAATCCAGAAAACCCAAACGAAGTAGTATTTAGACGAGATACTGCAGCAGGCATTGTAACCTCTTCAACTTTTTATCGCAGAGATCTAGACACAGAAGAATATCAAAATTACGAAATAGCTCACTTTAGACTACTTACCGATACTAATTTTTTACCTTACGGACGCTCATTAATAGAGCCAGCAAGGAAGGTGTGGAAGCAATTAACCTTAATGGAAGATGCTATGTTGATTCATAGAATCATGCGAGCGCCCGACAAAAGAATTTTTAAAATAGACATAGGTAATATTCCACCACATGAGGTGGATACTTTTATGGAATCTACCATTAATAAGATGAAAAAGATTCCATTTATGGATGAAGCCACTGGCCAATACAATCTTAAATATAACATGCAAAACATTCTAGAAGATTTTTATCTTCCTGTTCGTGGAGCAGAGAGTGGCACAACAATAGAAACAACTCCAGGCTTACAACACGATGCAATTCCTGATATTGAATATCTAAAAAATAGAATGTTAGGATCATTAAAAATTCCAAAAGCATATTTAGGATATGAAGAAGATACCTCAGGAAAGTCAACCCTATCCTCTCAAGATTTTCGTTTTGCTAAAACCGTAGAACGCATTCAAAAGATTATTGTATCCGAATTAACAAAGATTGCAATAGTGCACCTATATGCACAAGGATTTAAAGATGAGGATATTGTAGATTTTTCATTAAAACTTACACCACCAAATACAATATACGAAAGAGAAAAAGTTGAATTGTGGACATCAAAGGCAACACTTGCTCAAACTTTAATTGAACAAAGATTGTTTAGTAAGTACTGGTGTTACGAGAATTTATTTAACATTCAAGAAGAGGATTGGATGAGGGAGCAAGACAGCATTGCTAAAGGTGAAAAAGAGTTTTTCCGTTTAGAGCAAATAAAAACAGAAGGAAACGACCCAGCCAAATCCGGTCAATCATTTGGAACTCCTCACGATATTGCTTCCCTATACAAGGGAGATGAGGGAGTTCCTAAAGGATATGATGAAACAGAAGTACCTGAGGGTGGTTGGCCAGGAGCAGGACGTCCAGAAAAACCTGGAACATATATGACACACGATCATCCTATGGGATATGACCCATGGGGCAGAAAAGCATTTAAAGCCACAAGAAATTTGTCTGAATCAAAATCAAATACTGGCAATGGAGGTTTAGTTAAACACAAAGAATTATTAGATTCTTTTAACAAAAACAAAGCGCTAAGCCAGACCTTTGATGAAGAAAAACCAGAAGGATTGTCGTTACTTAGTGAGGAAAACATACTAGACGAGTAATATAACAAAATAGTGACATACTTATTACTAGAGAAATATATGAAAAAATCAACACATTCCAAGTTAAAAAATACTGGAATACTTTTTGAATTGCTAACCAGGCAGATAACAGCAGATACTATGGTAGGTGTTGTAGACTCACCTGCACTCAAAATTGTTAAAGAATTTTTTGGACCTAAAAAAGCTTTAGCAAAAGAGTTGTTATTATACCAAACACTTCTTAATGAGTGTTTTAAAGTAGAGGCAAAAGCAGACATGCTTGTAAGTACGACCATAAAAATGCGTAGACAATTAAGCCAAAAAACACTACAAGAAAGCAAGTATCAGCTAATCAAGGAGATTAAAAATCACTACAATTTACAAGACTTTTTTAAAGCAACAATTCCGGAATATAAACTACACGCAGCTATTTACAGGCTCTTTGAAGGAGCTGGAATAACCCAGGCTGCTGAACTAGTAAAAAGCCGTATCACAGTTACTGAGCACATTACCCGCAAAAAACAAGCAGCAAATGAGCGAGATGAGGTTCAAATGTATTTAAGAGAATCAGAAGACATAAGATTGCTTGCATATAAATTAATGTTAGAAAAATTTAATGACAAATATTCTGTATTATCTGCTGGTCAGCGAAAAATACTAAAAGAATATATTAACAATATATCAAACACTAACGAGCTTCGTACCTTTATTATAAGTGAAAGCAAGACACTTAAAGAGACTTTGACTAAAAAAGCCAACAAAACAGCTGATAAAATTACAGCAATTAAACTAACAGAAGTAGCTCATTTACTAGATCGAACGCAAACAATTAAGCGAGCAAAAGAAGAGCACGTACACGCATTGCTTTTGTATCACGAACTGTTAAAAGAACTATGAAAAAAATAGAAAAAAACGAACTTCGTGAGTTTGTAAAAGCACAACTTAAAAAGATGCGCGAAGGTAGTACTACAGCAAACATAGCCGTATATAGCACGCCTAAGGCTTTCGTAGGTGATGAGACTGCTGACGAGCCTACCTCTTTCAATGTTGAAGATGAGCAGTATGCTTACTCAATAAAAGCACCAAAAGAAAGAAAAAACTCAATTAAACTTCACGAACTATCCTACAAAGGATTCAAAGAGGACTCAACTAGATCAAATGCTCAAAAAATAAATTTAAACATCCTAGAAGTTGCCAAAAACTTAGGAAGTCTGTCTCGCATGCTTGATCATAGTATAAAATTAAAAACTGAACAAAAACTTAATAGCAATATTCATTGGAAAAGAACCAATGAAGCGTTATCAAAGATACATAATCGCATTACGCAAATAGCAGAAAAAGCAAATAGCTTATATAATCTTAACGAAGCAACAGCTAACACTGTTAAAACTAAGCTTGTAGACTACTTCAACAAAGTAGGAATTACAATCCGTCCCGAAGACCTTGAGTATAATCAAGCAGGAACGGATCATTTTGAGTTTGATGTTATGTTATTAGGTGAACCACAAGCTATTGATTACAATAGAGGTATGTTAATTTACCAAGGATATGACAAAGAGCAACCGTTAGGAAACCTTGATCAAGAATCTGAAGTTATTGCAAACCTAACTAAAATTTTTAAACCATGAAACAAGTAATTGTAGATTACATTGGATCAATTGAGATATCACCGGCACAAATACACGAATCGCTAGCCAACAACAACGGTAAGCTAATTGTGTCTGGAATTATGCAACGTGGAAGCACAGGCAATCAGCGAAACTTTAACCAAAATGGAAGAAGCTATCCTTTGCCTATCTTAAAAAGAGAGTCCGAAAAATATAAACAAACGTTTATTAAAGAACGAAGAGCTTTAGGAGAGTTAGATCATCCTGAATCTCAAGTAGTAAATCTTGCTAACGTTTCTCATAATGTAGTGGACCTATGGTGGCAAGGAAGCGACTTAATGGGCAAAATTGAAATATTATCAACACCTTCCGGAAACATTGCAAAGGAGCTATTAAAGTCGGGAATTAGACTTGGCATTAGTTCTAGAGGAATGGGATCTGTAAAAGAGCTTGGTGAAGGAAAAGTTGAAGTAGAGGGTGATTTTGAAATTGTTTGTTGGGATTTAGTTAGCAATCCATCAACTCAAGGAGCATTTATGTCACCATCGCTAAACGAGAATGCAAAACTAGAAAGCACTAGCCACAGCAGAATAAACACCCTTATTAATGAGATTATAACAGTAATGCAATGAAAAAAGTAATTCAACAACTTAAAGAAGTAATGAACGGCGAAGGTCGCAAATTACACCTCAGAGAAAAAGCTCAAAGGTTAGAAGAAATAAAAAACTATCAAAGTTTAGGAGAAATTATATACAGAAGCGAAGGCTTGAAAGAAGCTGCAGCTAAAATCTCCAAGATTGTTGAAGAAGCCGAAAACATCGTGCTGCAAGAAACTGAAGAGTGGTTTGATGAAGTTACAATTAAACGTAATATGAAAGAGCTTAATTCTAAAAACGCAGAGTTTAGTAAAACTGTTAGCGAAATAACAAAGCTTCAACAGCGATTAGAGTCTTTATACGAAGAAATGGGCAACGGATTATCTCGATACTATGAAATTGGTAACTGACAAAGAAACAACTATAAAAATACTTGCTGAGATATTGAGTGAGTACCATATAGTCACAGAAGCAAACCCCTTTGCAGCAGCTGAGGAAAAAGAGGCAGGTGGCTCTGAAGAACCGGCTGCAGATGCTGAAGCCAGCGGCGGAGAAAAAAAAGACGATAAAAAGGAAACACAACCACCCAAGCCTGCAGGCATCATGGTCAATTTTAATATATCATCTGTTAAAAAATACAATGATGTATTATTTAGATCAAATAGAGGTGAAGTAAAGGCTATTACTAAAAACGGGCTACAAGTGGCTGTAGATAATGACCAAACAATACAAGTGAACTTTCAAGATATTACAAATGAATAAAACACAAATCAGCTTATCTGAATTAGCACACAGGATTGTACTAGAAAAGAAATTTGACAGAATGGTTGCTGAGATTGAGGCTATGATGAAAGCTACAACTCAAATATTAAACGAAAATATACCAAGTGGTATTGATCAATCAATTCTACAAGTAAGTAAGAAATTAGACGCAGCTGGAGAGAATGTTGAGAACGAAGATGTGCAAGCAGCACTACTAATTGCAGCTATAAAAAAAGGTGGAGATCCTTCTAAAGTAACACCTGAGGAGGTTGAGTCCTTAATGCCAACTGTTCAAGAAAAGCGTCAGAAACTAAACGAAAGTGGTGCAGCACTCCAAATAGTAGAAGCAATATCAATAGTATTGGGTAATGCAGCACTCATAGAAGCTATATGTAAGATAATTATAAAAGTTACTGGCAAAGCTACAGATCCTAGTAAGTTTACTCAAAAAATGAGAGACATATCTGTAAAAATTAAACAAGTAGCAGGCTGGCCTATGAAAAAATTGGGACAAGCTATTGAATGGATTATAGCAAAAATAGGTGGCAATAAAGAAGCTCAAAAAATTGGAAAATACTCTATAAAACTAACTATAGTACTTGTGTTATTTGGAATTGGAGCGTTGTTTTTTCCAATTGGAGGTGCAACTATTTTTGGAATTATAATATCTGTAACAGCTATGATTGGCAAGGGGTTTGAAATTGTAGAATTAACAAAGGAGCTAATTGCAGCCATAAAAACCGCAGCAGCAGACGCAAAGGGAGGAAATACAGCTCCAGCACTGGCATAAACACACAAACATATAGTTTTTTTATAAAAAACCTATCTTAAAAGTAAGTTTTTGCTTTTTTAGATACTACATATAATTAAATACGCTATTCCCGATATGGCGTCCTAAAACAAATTAATCCCAATTGCAGTTTACAATAACTGTAGGACGACTAAAAAATCAAAAAGTGAACAAATTACTTAAAGATGCAATCGCAGATGCAAAAGCTGTTAGAGAAACAGCAATGGCAAACGCAAAAATCGCTTTGGAAGAAGCATTTGCTCCAAAGATTCAATCCATGCTATCTCACAAAATAAAAGAAGAGATGGAAGGAGAAGAATTAGAGGCAGAAGAAGAAGAGTTAGCCGCTGAAAACTACAGTATGTTTGAAGATGAAGAAATTTCATTAGAAGAGCCAGTAGAAGATGAGGAAGAAACAATCGCCACAGAAGGTCATGAAGATGAAGAATACTCAGACGATCGTGGATTAGAATCAGAACCAGCAGACGATGATCAAATTTCAGACGAAGAGTTAGAAGAAATTCTTCGTGAATTAGATTCTGAAGAGGGTGACGAAGAAGAAGAGCTAATGGCAACAGAAGGCGAAGAGTACGAAGAAGAGGAGGAGGAAGTAACGACTACCGAAGCTCGTCGTAAGAAGAAAAAAATGATGGAAAACGAAGAAGAGGGAGAAGAAGAAGAAGTCTCTATCGAAGAAATCATTCGTGCATTACGTGAAGAAGACGAAGAAGAAGCTCCAGAGGCTGAAGAAAAAGCTGAAGAAGAATTAGAAGAGGCTTATAAAGTTATCAAGTTTTTACGTGCTAAATTAAACGAAGTAAACTTGTTAAATGCTAAGTTGCTTTTTGTTAATAAAATCTTCAAAAAAGCCAATCTTACTGAATCTAAAAAAATGAAAATTGTTGAGACTTTTGACAGAGTAAGATCAGTACGTGAAGCTAAATTAGTTTATGCTACACTATGTGAGTCATTATCTACATCAGTAGTAAAAAAACCTACTAAGTTAAATAAGACTAGCTTAAAAGAAAGCTTTGCTTCAAGAGCTAGCAAAGGAACTCGAGTAATCAATGAGAGCAATCAACTTGTTAATCGATTCAAAGAATTAGTTAATTATAATAAATAACCTTAAAAAAACAAAAACAAAATGAACTTGTTTGAAAACATGGGCCAAACTAACAGAGCAACTGAAATATTGCCGATTGTTAAAAAATGGTCAAGAACTGGACTTTTGGAAGGTTTAAATAAGCATGAAACTGCTACTATGGCAGTGCTTTTAGAAAACCAAGCCAAACAACTATTAAAAGAAGGATCTGCAACAACTGCAGGAACTGCTGGCTCAGGATATGAGCAATGGACAGGCGTAGCCCTTCCACTAATCCGTCGTGTATTTGCTGAAATTGCAGCTAAAGAATTTGTGAGCGTACAACCAATGAACTTACCTTCAGGTCTTGTATTTTACTTAGACTTTAAATACGCTAACGATAAAAACCCATTTGGATTTGGACCACAGGATCAAAACCAAACAGGCACACTGCAAGGTATAACCGACACTACTGGAAATCCGTCTGACGGTCTTTACGGTGCAGGTCGCTTTGGATATTCAATTCCATACGTAGCAGGTAC